AAAACTTTCCCTTTTAAGTTTAATACTTCAAATAGTTTTGATTATGGAATTGCTGATCCTAATAGTTTAGACGTAGATTTTGGCATAATGACTTGGCTTGGTCGTAATCGTAATGGATTAATTACATTTATGACCTCTACAGGAGCTAGGCCAGAAGTTATAAGTACTCAAGCCATTAATGTAATATTGCAAGAGATTGTAGATCAGCCTGACATAAGTGCCTTTTTAGATAACTCTGGCCAAGGCTTTTTGTATCAATGGGAAAACACTATTTTTTATAGAGTATCAGCTGGCCAATTTTTTAATTTTGGCGCTTTAGATGTTGAGTCATCTGCGCAATCATTAGAATATAATTTTAACACTAAGACTTGGGCCAGAGTAATAGAACTAAATGGTGAGCGCAACCGCATTCAAAGACATGTATTTTTTGCTGGTAAACATTTAGTAACTGTTGAAGATGAAAGTTCTATGTTTGAAATGCGTGGCGACATTTATTTTAACGAAAATCGAAACCCTGCCCAACCTGATGCACAAGCTGCAGATGCATTTTTAAAATTTCCTATGCGTTATGAACTAACTACAAGGCAAATTTACGCTCTTGATTATTCGGAGTTTATAACAGATTATGTTGAAATTGATTTTGTTTTTGGCGACCATACATTTTATAAAAATGAAGCTCCGTTTGAAAATACTAATTACATTGTAACTCAAGAAAGTACCGCGGAAGTTCCAGTTTTTGTTGTGACCGAAGACTCAACAGAAGGCGATGAAGAATTTATAATTGAAGATGGAACTAATACACCTACGTTTAACGACAATCATTATAATGCATTGTTTAAGCCACATATAGAATTGTATTGGTCTGATGATGGTGGGATTATATTTAACAGCGCAGATTTACGAGAATTTAGCCCTTTAGGTCAATATCGTTGGCGAATGCGTTGGTACTCCTTAGGGGCTAGCCGTAATCGCGTATATAAATTAATCTGTGTATCTAGCGCCCCCATTGTCGTACTTGGTGCAGTACAAATGAAACGCAGGTCATCAGGAGGCGGTAATTAATGACGGTATTTATTGAGCGTATTAATCCCGTACCAATAATAGAAAATGAGGAATTAAGCGAAGAGCTTAAGATGTGGTTAGAGAATTTAGTAGATAGTTTAAATAGTGCAATTGAGCAGATAGAAACCGAATTAAATCCGTAGGAGAAAAGTATGAGCTGGTTATCAAGTTTTTTAAATCCTGGTAAAGGGTATCAGACTTATCAAGATAATTTAACTAAAGCGTATCAAGATGCACAAAATGTGCAGCAACCGTATTTAAATTACGGCACACAAGCTGGGCAGCAGTTGACTGATGCTACAGGTAAATTGCTTGATCCTGTGGCTTTGCAAAATGAATGGATGAATAGTTATGACACTAGCGAACAGGCTCGTCGCGCAATGTCTGATGCAAAAGACGCTGGCTTAGGGGCTGCTTCTTCAATGGGATTAATGGGTTCATCTGCGGCAATTCAAGGCATTGAAAATACTGCTGGAGGATTACAGGCAGCTGATAGGGCAAACTATCTTCAGGATTTAATGAATAAATATCAAAGTGGCGTTAACTCGGCAACTGGCATGTATAACACTGGCGCACAAACTGCAGGTCAAGCAGCTCAACAAGCTATGCAATATGGTGATTATATGGGTACTGCTGGCGCTGGCCGTGATAATGCTGGTGGCAATATGCTTAGCGGTTTAATTGGGACTGGCGCAGGATTGTTTGGTAGTGCTTTAGGTGGTCCGATTGGAGGCGCTATTGGTGGGTGGCTTGGTAATAAGTTGGGTGTTGAGCCTGGTCAATGGCAACCATGGCAGGGGAGCAGATAATTATGCCTATGCAATATCAAGGTGATCCTATCAATACATTTATGAAAGGTATTGGCACGGGAAGCGATATGTTTAGTAAGCTTATGCAGCCTATTTTACAGCGTGAAAATATGGCTCGTCAGTGGAAAGAACATCAAGATAACTTGGCTAATCAGCAACAGGCGCAGGCTCGGTTACAAAAACAGTTTGAGCAACAACAACAAGATAGAGCTATGTTAAATAGCATGTTGGGGTTGGATGGTAGTCCAGGAGCTGGCCAAGGTTCTCCATCTACTTCGCCAACCATGGGATATGGGGAAGGGGCGGGGATGTTTTCGCCTGGCGGATTGATTCGGCAACAACAGAGTACTTCATCTGCTAAACCTAAAATTGACATGGAGATGATTATAAATAGTCCGTTTGGAAGAGCTGCGTTTAAAAAAATATATGGGATTGACCCTGCTAGTGAGACTCCTGCCGAAAAAGAATCTCGAGAAATTCGAACAACCGAAGAAAAAGAACAAAAGAAATTGGATGTTAAAGAGAGGGTGGCGTTAGATAAAGAATTACCTAGAACTAAAGAATTAATGGGTAGAATTAAAGACGCTATTCCTTTGATAAAAAATAACAGAGATTTATTTGGTCCTGGGATTGGTGGGTTGGATATATTGCTTGGTCCTGAACAACGGTATAGAGGACTCAAAGATCCGAAGAAAATAAGGGCCGCTAAAACTTTAAAGAACTTATTTGCTGAATTACAAGGACAGCAAGCGGCTGATTTTAGTTCTAGAGCCTTAAATGTGGCGTTTAAATTGGCCGGGGATGCCAAGACTTCTATGGGCGATCATCCTGATGCCGCTATCGCAACTTTGCAAAATATATTGAAGAAAATGGATACCCTTCATAACGAAGATTTACAAAGATATGAACAATCCGGAGGTAAAAGTCTACACTTGAGGTCGCCAGGAACTAGTAAGTGGGATCAGTATGAGGTGCACGAATAATCATGGACTACATAAATACAATTAGAGACGGGAAAAAATATAGGATTCCTTATGAGGATTTAGAGGAATTTATGGCTGATGGCGGTAAATTTGCTTCGCAGGCCGATAAAGATTTGGCCATGAAGTTAGAGCAAATACCAATGTCAGATGCCATCAGCACACCTGCTTCTGAAGAACAAGCTCAAGAAAGCTACAGCTATCCTGGGTTGGGCGGAGTAGCACGGGACGTAGGCGAATCTCTGATTACTGCACCAGGCTCCCTATTAAAGGGAGCGATGAACGTTCCCGAACATTTAGAGAATTTAGGACAATATCGTCTGGAACATGGCTTGTTGCCTACATTGGGTCAAACGGCTTTAGGAGTACCCGACTTTGCAGCTAAGATTCTTAGTGCTCCTCAAGTTGGAGCAAGATACCTGGGCGGTAAATTTGCTCCTGAATCCTCAATTACTAAAGGACTTCAACAAACTCCTACTCCTTATGAATTATTACAACAAGGTGAAGACAAACTTGGTTTGTCACCTACAGATATAGGAGAGGCAGAAGCCCGCGGCGTTGGTGAATTAGCTGTTGGTGGGGGAGCAATGAAAGCCCTAGAATCAGCTTTAGCGAGAATGGGCATGATTACTACTGAAGCAACTGGTGGTGGAGGAGATCCAATTCACGCAGCTTTAGGGGCAGCGTTGGGAGAAAAAGCCGCGAGCACTCTACCAAAAATACCAGGAAGGATTAGAGAATCTCGAGAAACAAGCAAGTTAGACCCAGAAGCATTACAGACGGAAGCCGAGGCTCAAAAGCAAACTGTTTCTGATTTACAAGCGCGAGATAAAGCTAAAGAAGCAGCAACTGCTAAAGCCCAAGATTTAGAGTCTCAGTTAACAGAAATACCCGACCCTACGAAAAAGCTCCCCGATTTAAGATTTGAAGGTCAACATGGTTATTTGCAAGATTTAGCAAATGAAAGCAATGCTAATCTTGCTCGGGCGCACGCCGAACAAGGATTGCAACTCGGTGGGGGCAATGAAAACATACCTGCTCAAGACTTTGAAACTAGAGCAGCGCCATTAGTCATTCAACACGTAGAAGATATAAAAGGGGAGATTTCGCCTCGTTATGATGCTATTAACGAAGGTGCCAGAGATGTAACCATCGACATCCCTAATCATGCAAGAGCACAAGAAATTCAGACTCAAATGAATAAGCTTATAGATAATGGCATGATTAATCCGATGAATGATACCATATATGATGGTATTTTAGAGCAATTAGAACAACAATGGCCTGGTGAGGCGGTAGAGTCAATTCCGGCTCCTCAATACATTAATACATATAAATCTACTCGAGATTTAGCTCGCATAGCGCGGTCTCGATCTCGTCAAGAAGGTCTGGATCAATCAACACGTCAACGCTGGGAGGCTAAAGCAAATGAATTAGAGCCGATCGTACGTCATCAAAGAGGCGTATTGCAAAACGCGTTACCTAATAATCTATTTGATGAATTGTTGGCGACAGATAGATTGTGGGGGGAAAATGTAATTCCTTTTTACCGAAATAAAATCTATCAAGAAGCTCGTCAACATGGCCGCACACCTAAAAATATGATTGACCAAACCATGGGGAATGCGCCTCATCAACAAATTATGCAGAGAGCCATTCAAAGCAATCCTGAATTAAACCGTTTGGCACTGGGACAACAATATGCTGCCCGACCTCACGAGCTGTTAACTCCAACCGAACGCACTCAGCCATATATCAATAGTCACGCGCCCACCTCTAATCTATTAGAGGTACAACGTAGAGCACATACCAGCAACCAACGAGCACAACAACAACTTGAGGCATTACAACCAGAAAGTCAGTTTAGAGCACAACAACGCCAAGGCGTAGCAGCTCAAACTAAAGCGCAGATAAAAGCTCGTGAAGATATTACTAAAAAACTTAATGATACAATTAAAGAACTAAACGAACTCGAAAAAGATTCCCGAAACTTAGATGCTGAAATGTCAAAGCTAGGATTAACTAAAGAACGTTTAGAAAGACGACAAAAATATGATGCGGACAAACAAAAATTAAAAAATAGATTGTGGAATAATGCCAAAATAGCTACCTCCTATGCAGTAGGAGGCCCCATTCTTGTTAGCGTATATCGTACTCTATTTAAAAATTAATATAATTTTTTGCCATAACGGCTTTCATATTTGCTTTCATTGTCCGTTTGGCACCAGCAAGCTATATATATAAAAGCACAATAAACGATAATACCTATACCCATCACACACCTCCAAATTAACTGTATGCCTTAGTGTACATTGGAGGTGATTAAATGTCAACCATTATTATTTATAAGTTAAAACAACAAGCTAGTTAACGACCAAGCAACATGTTATTATTAACATAATCATTTTAGGCAAAGGATAGATGCAAGATGGCTGTTTCAAAATTTCGTTCATACAATCCAGTTTGGCTTATGGCGGATCTTACGGGCAACTTGTTAGACGATGAATATTACGCCTTTTTCTTATCTAACACTATTCCCTATCAACCTATCAATGTTTTTAACGATGACGAAGGTAATGTAATACTGCCTAATCCATTGCAATTTCAAGCTAACGGCACACTAACCCCTAATTTATTTTTTACTCCTGATGAAACAATAAGAATTGAAATTAGAAGAGGTAATACACAGCAAGATGAGTTAATTTATCTTATTGAAAATTATTTGCCAGATGGGTCTGGGGGTGGTTCCAGCTCAACACAAATTAATGGTAATAACCAGGCCATAAACCCACAGTTTTCCTTAGTAAATTTTCCAGCTGAAGGTGCAACGTTTACAACTGCTGGCACTTATAATGTAGCACCAGGATGGAATTTAGTGTTAACAGGAACTGGTACGGCAGTTGTTGAACAAGTTCCTTTAACATCTACTGCAAATACTCCTACTAATGC